GCGTACCCCGCGCCTTCCAACTCTGTTGACCTTCGGCTTGAGGCTGTCTCTTCCCAGCTGACCAAGATGGTTGAGGGGAAGCCAGCACTTTTAATTGACAGGCGCTGCCCCCAGTTAATTAAGGGGTTTGAGGGCGGCTACGCATATAAGCGCATGGAAGTAAGTGGCGAAAGGTATGCTGATAAACCAGATAAGAATATGTTCTCGCATGTACATGATGCCGCGCAGTATTTATTCTTAGGTGCTGGAGAGGGCCGAGCACTGATGAACTCACAGAAACCAGCGCGTCCTGTTATTGCAAAACGTAACTTCGATGTGTTTAACAAAGGACCGAAGAAGAGGCAGAGCGTTTGGGCTAGGATGTAGTTTGTGCATTGAGTTTTTTGCTCTTCTGTGTTTACGAAGGAAAAAAGGAGATTGCTATGTGCCTTGGACCATCACCATCTGAAAAACGGGCTGCGGCTGCGCAGCGTGAAGCGGCTGACGTTGCAAAGCGTGAGGAAGCTGAAAAGCGCGCTGGTCAGAAACGTGAAGACATTATGGAAGCCTTGGAGGCGTCTACTGTTCGCAGGGGAATGCGCGGTGGTATGGGGCGCCGTTCTTTGTTTAGAGCAGGTGGCGGTGGATTTATGGGTAGGTTTGGATAATGCACGAAACGGCAAAGCACTATATTAAGTCATACCAGAGAGCAAAGGCTCTTCGGGAAAACTGGGTTCCTCTTTTTGAGGAGTGTTATGAATATGCTTTGCCGCAGCGCGAATCATTTTACTATGAGGAAAGAGGCCAGCGCAGAGACGAGAAGATATTCGATGAAACTGCTGTTGTTGGCGTTCAAGAGTTTGCAAGCAGACTTCAATCTGGATTAGTGCCAAACTTTGCAAGGTGGGCTGATCTTATGGCTGGTAGCGAAGTGCCGCCAGAGCAAAAAGAAGAAGTCGATAATGAGCTTGATGAAGTAACAGAATATGTTTTTGAGGTTCTACAGAACTCAAACTTTAGCCAAGAAGTACATGAGTCATTCATGGACTTGGCTGTCGGGACTGGTGTCTTGTGTGTCGAAGAGGGAGACGCACTTAACCCAGTAAACTTTTCTGCAATCCCGCTCCCCCATGTTGTACTTGATACTGGTCCCGACGATAGGATTGATCACGTTTATCGTGAGCGCAAGAAGGTCAAGTTTGACCATCTGCCTATTATGTATCCCAAAGGAAACTTTGATCCGAAGGTAACTTCGTTGATGGGGTCCGATAGAGAAACAACTGTTCTTGAAGTTGTTTGCAAGGACTATACCAAAAAAAATCAAGAGGCTTACTTAAGTTATGCAATCTGTATGACAACACAGACCTTGCTTTCTGAGAAAGAGATGTCTGGACTTGGGTCAAATCCTTTTGTTTGCTTTAGATGGTCAAAGTGTGCTGGTGAGGTTTATGGGCGTGGACCACTTATTAATGCACTGTCTGCAATTAAAACGACCAACCTTACCATCGAACTTATTCTTGAAAATGCTCAGATGGCAATCTCTGGCATCTATCAGATGGAGGATGATGGCGTAATCAACCCTGACACGATTCAATTGGTTCCCGGATCAATCATACCGAAAGCAATGGGCAGTCAGGGCTTGCAGCCACTACAGGCAGCGGGTCGCTTTGATGTAGCGCAGCTTGTTCTGAGTGACATGCGTTTGAATATTAAACGCGCACTTTACAATGATATGCTTGGTGATCCGAATAAAACGCCAGCAACTGCAACTGAGGTTGCTGAACGTATGGCAGACTTGTCTCGCCGTATTGGCTCTGCATTTGGAAGATTACAGGCTGAACTCGTGCAGCCCGTACTTCAACGTGTAATATACATCTTAAAGAAGCAGGGCCGCATAGAAGTACCTACAGTAAACGGACGGGAAGTTAAAGTCCGTTCTGTATCCCCATTAGCACAGGCACAGGCAAATCAGGATATATCCAGTGTTGCTAGGTTCTTGGAATTGGTTGGTGGTACGTTTGGACCTGAGATGTTGCAGCTTCTTATAGATGGAGAACAGACTGCAATTCACCTTGCTAAAAAATTTGGTGTGCCAGAGAGCTTGATTCGTGATGAAGAACAGCGTAGACAAATAGCTGCATTAGCGCAGCAAATGGCGCAGCAACAGCAAGGACAGATGGTTGCCGAACAAGGTTAACATTGGAATAGATGGAATACAGCGCCCTTCCGATAGGGATGTGGAGATAAGCCACAACATTGCGCAAGTCTTTGAATCTCCTACTGGTAAGGCGGTTCTAAAGTATTTCCGTTCTATAACTATCGAAATGGTTAATGGGCCTAATGTAACCACGGAAGAGCTTAGGCACATTGAGGGTCAGCGATATATTATCGGTCTGATCGAACAGCGCATAGCGCATTCACATAGGAGTAAAAACAAATGAGTGAACAGCAAGCAGCAGTTCAAGCAGCAGAAGCAGATGGACGCGACTTTGTAACAGAAGCTGATGTGCAGCAAGCCTCAGCGCCAGAACGTCCTGAGTGGTTGCCTGAGAAATACAATACCCCAGAAGACTTGGCGAAAGCCTATAAAGAGCTTGAGTCTAAGCTAGGCGCTAAAGACGAAGACATTCGCAATCAAATACTAGAAGAAATACAGGCAGAAGCATTTAGTGATCGGCCTGAGAAGGCTGGTGATTATCAACTGCCTGACATTGTAGACGAGGAGCTTGCTGTTGATAGTGAGCTATTACAGTGGTGGTCGGAACATTCTTTTGAGAATGGGTATTCTCAAGAGGAGTTCCAGAAAGGTATTGAGATGTATGCTCAAGCTATTGCTGGATCACAGCCCGATATGGAAGCAGAAGCATCCAAGCTCGGCGATCAGGCTGAAAGCCGTATTGAGGCTGCGTCTTTGTTTGCCAATAAGTTTTTCCCAGAAGCAGCAATCCCTGCTATTGAGAGAATGTGTGAAAGCCATGAGGGGATCATAGCCCTTGAGACAATCATGGATGCAATGAAGGATGGTTCATTTGCTGGCAATACACAGCCTACAGCTGGACTCTCAGAGCAAGCACTTAGGGAGATGATGAATGACGAAAGATATTTCAACCCAGCCAAGCGCGACCCGTACTTCATTAAGCAAGTCGAAGAAGGCTTCCGACAACTCTACAGAGGTTAAGATTATTCAAAGGGGTGAGTATTATCTGACCCCTTTTACCTTGGCGCATGTGGATGAAGTTGTTGAGCATCTTTCCAAAGAGAACATACGCGAGCTAAAAATACTTGGTCACTTGGATGTTCGCCAAGCTATTGTTGAAATGTATGAGTGCTCTGAGTGCTATATAGTCAGGCGGGAAGGTGAGATATTCTTAGCTGTAGCTGGCTTATGGTTTGGGGAAGACCAAGAGTTCCCGCAGATGTTTGCAATGTTTTCTGATAAAATAAAGGATTGCTTTGTAGCCACAGCAAGAGGGTCAAGAATGCTTGTTGATTTCTTTGACAAGAGCCAGCCTATGATGACTATGACTATTCTTGCTGATTATCAGTTTATTTTGGACTGGGCAGTCTGGCTGGGCTTTGATCCTGTAGGCGTTATTGACAGCACACCTCACAAGTATGTTGAATTTGTGCGTTGCAATCCAAACAAAAAAAATGTTTACGATGGCACATTACGGCCCGTAATGCACTGAAAGGCCCGAAAGGACACCCTTGTTGATGTGGCGGAATGGACACCCGTAGGAACTGTAACTTCAAATCAGGAACTGAAAAATGGCTAATACTATCGATCAAGCCTTTATCAAGCAGTTTGAAACCGAAGTTCACATGGCGTATCAGCGTATGGGTTCTAAGCTACGGAATACCGTTCGTACTTCAAATGTGACAGGTTCAGTTGCTCGTTTCCAAGTAATTGGAAAAGGCATAGCAAATACTAAATCCCGCAACGGTAATGTAACTCCAATGGAGTTGGCGCATACAAATGTTGAAGCTACTATGGCTGACTACTATGCACCTGAGTACATTGACAAGCTGGACGAGTTGAAGATCAACATCAACGAGCGTCAAGCTGTTGCGCAATCCGCTGCTGCTGCTCTTGGTCGTAAGACTGACGAGATTCTTACAACAGCAATGGATGCTGGTGCAAACTCATCACAAATCCACGACACTGGTTCTGCGCTTGAAAAAGCAGACTTGCTGTCTTTGTTTGAAACATTCGGTAATGCTGACATCCCAGAAGACGGACAGCGTTATCTTGCAATGTCTCCAGCAGGATTTGCTGACTTGTTTGCAATCAATGAGTTCGCAAGCTCTGACTATGTTGGACCACAGAACCTGCCATACGCAGGTGGTATGACAATGAAAGAGTTCTTGGGCTTTAAAATCTTCTCTACATCGGCAGTCGCTGGTGGCAAAAACTTTGCTTACCATACAACTGCTGTTGGCCTTGGCATCAATGCTGATGTTCAAACTGAGGTCAACTACGTTGCAGAGAAAGTTTCACACCTTGCAACATCAATGATGTCCATGGGTGCTGTCGTTATTGATGACGATGGTGTCTATGAAGTCCTTGATAACAACTAAGGAGATAGATCATGGCTTATGCAGCAAGTGGACTAACTCGCGTTGGTGGTGATTCAAACGGAAGTCTGTGGATGTACACAACTACTGATCCAATCGCAGACATCAACACAACTGGTTATTTCAACAACGCAGCAGACATGCTGTCAGTTCGCGATCTAATCATTGTGCGTGACACGAATGTTCCAACCACTAACTTTTGCACCGTTCTTTCGAACACTGGAACTGTTGTAGACGTATCTGATGGTACGGCTGTTGCAGAAACAGATGGTGACTAATAAAGGGATGGGGGCTTCGGCCCCCAAACTACTATGCCTGATGTAGCAAACACACCGATAAAAATATGCTCTCGCGCATCTCTCTTGATTGGAGGTGACGCGATTCAGTCTTTTGAGGATGGCACTGCTGAAGCGACAGTAAGCTCTGCTATGTATGAAGACATGGCACGCTCTGCATTGACCAACTCTCGTTGGCGCTTTGCAACAGATCAGGCGATTTTAAACAGATTGGCTGATGCTCCAACTGGACGCTTTGATGCTGCGTATCAGCTACCTTCTGAGTTTATTATGCTTTCTGGCGTTACTGTAGACGAGCGCCCTATCAAGTATGATCTTTATGGCAGCAAAGTTTTCTGTGATGCGGTAGCAACTGACACGGTTATTGCCGACTATGTATTTAGGGCTGATGAGTCTACTTGGCCTCCATATTTTGTAACGGCTGTTGAATATATGATGGCTGGTGTTCTGGCTGTATCTGTTGCTCGGGATGCAACCCTAGCCAGCTTGATGGATAACAAAGCCAACTTTCAAATGATCCAAGCTAGACGTTTACACTCACAACAACAGACAACCCGCAAACTGGATACATCGAGGTTTATTGCTGAAAGGCGTAGTTAATGCAGAAAGTAAGAGTTCCCATTAACAGCTTTCAGTTTGGTGAAGTAAGTGACTCCCTTACATCTAGGGTGGATACTGGTGTTTATGCTGCCTCTGCTCAACGCCTTGAGAATATGGTTGTTATGTCAGAGGGATCAGTTAAAAAACGCACTGGCATGAAGTTTATCTATGATTATGGAATTACTTTTAATGCCACATACCCAGAGCAATCGCATCTCTTTCCATTTATCTTTGATGAGAATGAAGAGTACATT